GAGGCCGGCGACATACGCCCCCCCACGACGATCGAGGTGTGGCCGGATCATTGGGACGCCGTGACGGTGTTCCTGGACTGCTCGGAGGCATGGCGGCGTCTCGCCGTCTTCGGTCTCGGCATCCTCTGGGAAGGGCTCGATTATGCGGCGGTCGACGTCGTCTTACGGCGACGCGGCTTCGAGGATGACGAGGTGTTCCGCCTCGTCCGGATCCTGGAGCGAGAGGCGCTCGCCGTGCTGAACGAGAGGGCGACATGACGCTGCAGCTCGGGGTCAAGCTCAGTCTCGACAAGGGCAACGTCGCCGCCGGCGCGGCCGAGGCGGCGAAGGCGATCGACGGCATCGGACAGGCGGCGGAATGGGCGACCGCCGAAGCGCGCAGTCTCGGCACGGCGACCGCGGCGGTCGGCCAGACGGCGACGAGCGGGGGGCGCGCGACGGTGGCCGCGGCGACGGCCCAGACGGCGGCGAGTGCGGCTGCGGCCAAGGCGACCGCCGAGCACGCCGGCGCGATGAAGCTCTCGGCCTTCCAGGCGCAGAACCTCTCCTACCAGATCAACGACGTCGTCGTGTCACTGGCGAGCGGCATGAACCCGCTCACCGTGTTGATGCAGCAGGGCAGCCAGATCGCGCCGATCTTCGGCGGCGTGTCGGGGACGCTCAAAGCGGCCGCAGGATTCTTCACTGCCGGCCGTATCGCGGCAATCGGATTCGGCGGGGGCATCCTGCTGGCGACCAAAGCAGTGTCCGATCACACTTCGGCGATGCGGGAAGCGGGCATTGCGGCCGAAGGGCTCGGCCGCAACCTAGGGACATCCGCCGGAGAGATCAACGGCATAGCGCGGTCGTCGGCGTCATCGGCGGGGTTGTCGGTTTCGGCCGCGCGGTCGATGGCAACCGAATTTACCAAGACCGGTAAAATTGGAACCGAGAATTTCACCGGTCTCCTCGGGATCGTACGCGATTTCGCGACGACGACGGGAACCGACGCCACGACTGCCGCGAAGACCCTGGCCGATCTAATGACCGATCCGGCCAAGGGCGCGGATGTTTTGTCGCAGTCGCTCGGGCTGATCGATGCTCAGACCGCGCGGTATGTGAAGAGGCTCGTCGATCAAGGCAACGCGACCGAAGCCGTGCGGGTGATTACGCAGACGCTGTCAAGAAACCTTGTCGACACCGGCAAGACCGTGTCGTGGTACGCCCAGATGTGGGACCTCGTGACGCGCGCGGCATCGAACGCCGCCGACGCCGTCGGGCGTGCCGTATCGCCGAAAGTCGGTCGGGAGCTCATCGCCGATCTCGAACAGCGGTTGGCAGCGCTGAAAGCGCGTCCGTTGCCGGTACCCGGCTTGCAAGGTGGTGGTCAATCCGTTCCCGGCTATGGCATCTGGGCGGACAAGGGATCGACGACACCGGATACCGAAGTGGCGCGACGGGCCGAGATTGCCCGTCTCGAAGAAGAGATCGCGAAAGCGAAGAAGACGGAAGCCGATGCGGCCGAGCGATTGCGCACGGCGGAGATTGATGCCGCTCGCGCGCGAGCGGTCGACATCGCCAGCGCCTCCGCTTCTCCTGCCGTTCAGGAAATGTTGCGGCGGCGCCAGCTGGCCGACGATCAAAAGAAGCTCGCCGAGGCGAACTCCAGTCCGGCGAAGCTGTCGGACGCGGATCTGCAAAAGCAGCAACAGGAGTTCCGCGCAGCCGAGGATGCGAGGATCGCGGCCGCTCTCGACGCCAAGACGAGAGCCCAGCAGACCTGGATCTCCGAGACCTTGCGCGCTCAGCAGCTGGCGCAGATCGACCTGCAGATCGCCGCCACCCGCGATCCGATCGAGCGCGCCGAGCTGGAGCGCAAGCGCGCGCTGGTGACGATGGCCGGGCAGGAGATCGGCACCAGCGAAGCGGCCGCCGCCGCCAATCTCGCCTATTCACGGTCGATCGCCGAGGTCTCCGCGCAGGCGCGCGGCGCGCTCGCCGACACGCTCGCCGACGTCGCGGCGCGCACCCGGGTCGCCGCGCTGGTCGCCGCCGGCGTCCTCCCACTCGCCGACATGAACCGCGAACTGCAGATCGAGGCGGCGACCCGGCAGCTGGTGGCGGAAGCCGCCACGGCGGAGGGCACAGAAAAGGAGCGATTGCTCCGGCTGATCGCGGACACTCGGGCGGCGATCACCGCTCAGACGGAAGCACAGAAGCGCCAACAGGCGTTGCAGGAGGTTGCCTCCGGTGAGGATCGGCTGCAGATGCTCCGGACGCAGATCGCGCTGGTCGGCCAGTCGGAGGCGGTCCAGGCGCGCGTGCTGGCGCTGCTCGAGGCCGAGCAGAAGATCCGACAGGAAGGACTGCAAGGCACGCCGGAAGCCGATCGGCTGCGGCAACAGGCGGTCGAGGCCGCGAACCTCAATTCGGTGCTCGAACGGCAGAAGGCGGCCTGGGCCGAAATCAAGGGCGTCGGCGGCGATGCGATCGACACGATCGTCGAGGGGCTCAGGACCGGCAAGGACGTGACGCAGTCGCTCGCCGAGAGCCTGGAGAAGGAGCTGCTGAAGCTCGCGATCGCAAACCCGCTGAAGAACATGTTGTTCGGCGGCAACCTTCCGACGATCACCGACGTCGGGGGAGTGCTCGGCAATCTCTTCGGCGGCGGCGACACGGCGAAAGGCCTGGCGCCGCCCACCTCGGTGGCGACGGCGACGATCACGGCGGGAACGGTGGTGATCAACGGCGGCATCGCCGGCGCGGGCGGTCTCTTCGCCGATTCCACAGGCGGCGCCGTCTCGGCCGGGTCCGTGTCGCGATCGTCGTTGTCCCCGATCGGCACGGCGAACGACAACGGTGCCGCTCGCATCGCCGGCGCCTGGGGCCTGTTCGATGGAAGGCGCGCCTTCGCGAGCGAGCTTGCGGATCCCGCCGTGAAGTCGCGATTGTTTGCGATGACCGAAGCGGAGGTCGGCGGTCAGGGGCCACAGGCACAGACGGCGTTCATGGAGAGCGTGTTCAACCGCGCCTCCGCACGAGGACAGACGCTGCAACAGACGCTCGGCGCGAACTACTACGCGCCGGAATCGATTTCGCGAGTGGCTTCGCTGCGCAACGACCCGCTCCTCTCGGCGAAATACGACGATATTCTGAAACAGGTCCAAGGCGGTTCGAACGTCTCGAACTGGGCTACCGGCAATGCCTCCGGGTCCGTGGGATTCGGCGGCGGCCCCCAGACCGCGATGATCGCCGGCGAGAAGTTCGGTATCGAAAAGCCGGATCTTGCTTGGGCGAGGTTGCAACAGTCGTCGACGCAGGCGTCGCAATCAATTTCTTCGCTGGGGGCATCCTCGACCTCCGCCGTCGATGCACTCGGTCAGTTCCAGACCGGCGCCGGCGACGCGACGAAGGCACTGACGCAAGCCGGCGGCGGTATCGCCGGGGCCGGACAGACGATGTCGACGTCCATCACCTCGACGGCGACGACGACGCAAACTGCATTCGGGACCCTCACGTCCGGTCTGACGACCGGCATCACCGGGCTGCTCCAAGGGCTCGGCTCCATTCTCGGCAATCTCGGCTCCGGGTTCGGTGGCCTGTTCGGAGGCATCGGGCACCTCTTCGGCTTCGACGAGGGGGGATACACGGGATCGATCGGTCGGACGTCGGTCGCGGGCGTCGTCCACGGGCAGGAGTTCGTGGTCTCCGCCGCCGCGACCGCCCGCCATCGTGGTCTGCTCGAAGCGATCAACGCCGGCGCCGACGTGCCGGGCTATGCGTCCGGCGGTTACGTCGGCGGTGCAGGCGTGTCGGCCCCGCGCGTCGCCGCCGGCACCATCGGACGATACGACGGCCCGGCGCCGGCGCCGATCTTCCAGACCGTCATCGAAAATCACACCGCCGCCCAGATCGAGACGCGCCAGGAAGACGACGGTCGTGGCGGCAAGCGCCAGGTCGTGGTGATCGCGGAGGCGGTGGGCCGCGCCATCGCGGCGCCGCGATCGGCGACGCAGCGGGCGATGTCAACAGCCTTCGGGCTCAAACCGGCGGTGCAACGGCGATGATGCCCTCATGGCCTTCCGAATTGCCGCGGCCGAGGCGCGACGGCTACGTGTCCGTCCTGCCCGACGGTCGGACGTCGACCAAGACCGAGGCCGGGCCGCCGCGCGTCCGTCGGCGCTTTTCCGCCGCGGTGGCGACGCGCCAGATGGCGATCGACGTCACCGCCGACCAGCGCCTACGGTTCTGGCGGTTCTGGCGCGAGGAGACGGTCGGCGGGTCGCTGCCGTTCCTGGTCCCCGATTGGACGGTCGACGGCGTGACGATCACGACCGAGGGGGGTGCCGATCTCACCGACGCGAACGGGGCGCCGCTGCTCGTCGCCGCCGTCGACGTCGCCATGTTCGCGACCTCGCAACCGCCGTCGGAGGCGCCGATCGGCGTCGACTGGCGGATCACGTTTCAGCTTTCGGTCATGCCGTGAAGGACAGAGAATGCGACGGGTCAGTCTCAATGCTCGTGCGGCACAGGATGCCGCCGCCTCCGACGAGGTCGAGGTCCTACTGGTGCGCATCACTCACCCCGATCTCGACGAGCCGATCCGGCTGTCCTCGGATCCGACCGAGCGGATCTCGGTCGAGCCACTGGCCTACGGGACGCGGTCCGCCTGGGGCGGCACCGTTGCCGTGCATTGGTTCGTGCTCGCCTCGACCGTCGTGCCCGACGACGTCGACGACGCGCCGGCGGCGGCGACGATGATCCTCGAAGCGGTCGACCGCGACATCGCCTCGGCATTGCGGTCGACGACGGCGCGGGCGACGGTGGCGATGGCGGTCGTACTCGCCTCCTCTCCCGACGTCGTCGAGGCCGAATGGACCGACCTGCAGCTCGTCTCGGCCGAGGGCGACGCCGGCGAGATCCGTCTGTCGATCTCGCGCGATCCGATCACGTCGGAGCCGTGGCCGTCGCGGCGGATGACGCGGGCGGCGTTCCCGGGGCTGCATCGATGAGCGGAGACTGGAGCCGGCGGTACGTCGGTATCCCGTGGCGGGACCATGGGCGCGATTTCAACGGGTGCGACTGCTGGGGCCTGGTGCGCCTGGTGCTGAAGGGCGAGCGGTGCGTGGAGCTGCCGAGCTATGCGGAGGTCTACGCCAGCGTCGCCGAGCGAGCGGAGATCGACGCCGCTCTACGTTCCGGCGCGACGGCGCCCGACTGGACGGCGGTCGCGGCGGGGGCGGAGCGGCCGTTCGACGTGTTGGTGTTTCGGCGCGGCCAATGGGGCGCCCATGTCGGCGTCGTGGTCGGAGCCGGTCTCATGCTCCACACGGCGGATGGAGCAGCCTCGCGCCTCGAGCGCTGGCGGTCTCCGGCGTGGGCCCATCGGCTGGTCGGGTGCTGGCGTCGCACGGACGTGTGACCTGTGAGGCCGCGTCGACGAGGGGAGGATGACGCCACTCCCTCGATGACGCAAGGCCCATGGATACTCGACCTCCGACCCATCCGCTCGCGCCGGTGATGATCCTCGATCGTCGAGAGATCTCCCATCGCGCCGGCGCGACACTGGCGGAGATCGTCGACGATGCGACGCCCGACATGCCGCCGGCGATCCGATCGGATCTGCGTGTCGTGCTGGTGACGGCGACGGGTGCCGACGTGGTGCCGTCCGGCCTCTGGCATCGCGTCCGGCCTCGCCCCGGCGTCCGCGTCGTGATCCGCTCGGTCCCCACCGGCAATGCCTGGCGGTCGATCCTGATGATCGTCGTCACCATCGCCGCGATCTCGCTGGGGCAGCTGTGGGGCGCGGCCCTCGGCGAAGCTCTCCATATATCGGCCGGGTTGGCGACGTCGTTGATCACGGTCGGGGTCGGCGCCATCGGCATGCTGCTGATCAATGCGCTGATCCCGGTCCGCAAGGACGAAAAGGAATATGGCGGCTTCTCGATCAACGGCTGGAAAAACACGTCGAACCCGGACGGCCCGGTGCCGGCGCCGCTCGGGCGGCTGCGGATGGCACCCTATTACGCGGCGCCGCCGTGGACCGAGATCGTCGGCGACATTCAATATCAGCGGGCTGTGTTCGTGTGGGGC